TGGATGTACATTGAAGTCCTCCATTGGTTCATGGGTCTTCCACCTGAAGCGATGACCTCACAAGCCACAGCCCTGACAGCAACGGTCACGGGCGCGATGACAGGCGCGTTTGCCGTCTGGATCGGACATGAGAAGTGAAGCAGAAAACAAGGAGACCAACATGTTGCAATCACTAATCGGGCCAGTCACTGGCCTCCTCGATAAGTTCATTGAGGACAAAGACCAGAAGAACGCTCTCGCCCATGAAATAGCTACTTTAGCTACTAAACAGGCGCACGAAGCCGCGATGGGTCAGATCGAAACAAACAAGGCTGAAGCCGCACACCGCAGTATATTTGTTGCGGGGTGGAGGCCGATGGTCGGATGGGTCTGCGCGGTCGCGTTAGCATACCATTTCATCATTCATCCAATCGTAGTGTTTGCGATTGTTTCATTCAACGTGGGCTTGCACCCAAGTGATCTCCCATCGTTCGAGATGGATAGCTTAATGACTGTGTTGCTCGGCATGCTCGGCCTTGGTGGTCTGCGCACATTCGAGAAGACAAAAGGAGTTGCCAAATGAGCTTCAAACTATCTAACCGCAGTCTGTCAAAACTAGAAGGCGTACATCCACAACTCGTGGACGTCTGCAAACTGGCCATCGGTCGTACTAAGATCGACTTCGGAATTATTTGCGGCACAAGAACTGTAGCCGAGCAGGAGGAGAATGTCCGCACTGGCAGATCAAAGACGATGAAGTCTTACCATCTACCACAGGCAGACGGATACTCGCACGCCATAGACGCCATGGCCTATGTTGGCTCGACTGGCGTCTGGGAATTGAATTTGTATGATGAGATTGCAGACGCATTCTTGTCTGCCGCCAAAGAAGTTGGTTGCGAACTCACTTGGGGAGCGGCATGGCACAAGAAATTAACGGATCACGAGGGAACTTGTGAAGCGTTGATGATGGAATACGTTGACCTCAGACGTTCTCAGGGTCGTCGGCCTTTCTTGGACGGGCCGCATTTTCAATTAGAGACTTAGCGTAATCACTCCGCTCTCTGCTCTTCATAGCGCACTCGCCACCGAGTGCGCTATATCCACACTTATCAATCCATCCGTCTGCGCTTTCTAGGTTGTGCAATAGACGTGCTGTCTTTACCCAATCCATCATCAATGCGACGTGTGATGCTGTGAAATACCCGTGCGTATTCAGGGCGTTCTTGAGAATAATATTCCATCCTTCAGCAATCCGCTCGAAGTTCTCGAACGCATCGCCGTAGTCGTCTGCCCTTGGGCCATCAACATATTCTGAAGCCTTGCCTAATATGTCGCCGCGCTTCATAGCTCACCTGCCAGAGCTTTCGCTTTGATCATTAGCCATTCTTTCTGCCCATCCAACAGACGTACATTATGTCGCAGGTCTGTGATCTCATCACGCAGACGCGCACGTTTCTCTTTCGCTCGTGCCTTCTGCGCTTTGATGTCCTCACCTTTCAGAATGTTGATCTCATCCAGACGTTCAGTGATCGACAAGATTTCATTCTGCTTGGCTTCGATTTCGGCAAGAAGAGTGGAGGTCTTTTCTGCAATCGCCTCGTGCTTTTTCTTTAACTCCTCTAGCTTCATCCAGTTACTCCTTCGGTAATGGCTCAAACAATTTGTAATCTTCGCAAGGGTTAAGGGTGTCCTTGTCATGCTTGTTACAATGCCATCCACCGTCTGGCTTTGGACGGGAAAAGCTACAGGTCTGACATAACTTGGGAACACTGCGGTCGCCCCAACATACGTCTGATTTGAAACACCCTCGGCAACGCCAGTCTGAGTTGTCGACGCTGATCTTTTTTGCGTTTCCATCGAACACTGTCTGTATCCGATCCTTGATGTGTCCAAATTCAAACTCATCATATTTTACAATCTCCGCATGGTATTCGCTGTTGTTTTTATTCACAGCGATAAAGAAGGTCTCATGTATCTGAGACATCCCCATCATCATTTGCACCTGTGCAAAGTAACGTGGATGCGAGTATTTCACTCCGTCCTTCTGAAATTTCTTAAACGATGCGTCGTTCATGGATTTGATCTCCAAGACGCGCAGTTCGCCATCATCTAGTTCTATGTGTCCGTCCATGTGGCAGACCACATGACCGTTCCATTCTTCGTATGTGTGCTGACGACCAGTTAGACCATCGACTTCCCAGACCCGAACGTCTGCCTTCTCCTTTAAGTCTTTGACGACTTCGTCTTCGAGGATGTGGCCCAAGCGGAATATTCGCTTGAGGCGAGCGTCTGGCTCAGTGTTGGGAAATCCGCGTAGACTATAGGCTTGGTAGGCGTCGCAGGGATGTCCGATGCCCGAAGCCCCAATATAGTCTCGCGCTCTCTCTTCAGTTTTTCTGTCATATCCTTCGTCAATCTTGAAGACAACTTCGGTAGCTTTTATGCTCATGGCTTCCCTCAATTTAGGGGGGCGTTGCGCCCCCCTTTTTTTGTATGGCTTAGAAAGGGATGTCGTCGTCCATGTCGTCTGACTTTGAGCCAGCAGACGCCGCCGCTTCAGCCATGGCCATGAACTTCTTGACCTCACTTGACTGACGCTCAACGCCATCATCACCCTTCCATGGCTTACCCATGCCAACGATGATCTTGCACTGAAGACCTTTCAGCTTATCAACGTCGCCCGGCTTGTCTGGGTTGGGGTGATTTGCGGCAACCAAGAACGACTTCAACTGACGTCTGCCAATCTCTTGCGCCATATCGCTTGAGTGCAGGATGTTGAAGTTCACGCGGATGTCGCCTGATCCATCTACATCTACAAAGTCTGCAACCAATTTGCGGTTGTTTGTGCTACCGATCTGCTCGACCTTTGCTTCCGAACATTTCACGGTATATGTGCCGGGTTGCAGACGTGCGCTACCACCACTGGCTTCTACATTGGACAGGTCTAATGACCCAAAACCATTCCAATCACTCATTTACTTTCTCCTTCTTCCTCACCGACCATTCGGTTTAAGAGTTCTGTTACGTCTTCGCACTTCTCAAATGGCTTCAGACGGTTGCGTGGATCACGTGTTTTGCCATGCCAACCAGACACTTCGTCTGTGACAATGTACCGAGTGACCTTTGGTTTCCCTTGGTCATTCGTTTCTGTCACTCGAACACCACAAAGCACGTGGTCGAACAGGGCAGGTACGTGTTTGGATACAGAGCCACCCTTGACCAACGGCCAATAGTGAGTGACGTCATTTGCATCCTTCTCTTCTTTTGCCAGACACGTCACATAGACATGCAAAGGCAGGTCACGAATGGTCTTCAAGGCACCCAACATAATGCGGTTGTAATCACCCCACAGTTGGAAACCGTTCTTGTTCCCTTCGTGTTCCTTTTCCAAGTGTTCAATCAGACGCTCAGACATCTCAGTCAGACTGTCGATTGCAATCCACTTGAACCCTGCTTCCTTGAACTCAGGGCTGTCAATCATCTTCCAGATACCACGGAACGAATAGACACCGTCGTCTGGGTTATGCTTGCCATCCCATGAGGAGAAGGGCAGGTAATCAATGGCTACGTCTTCGATAGACTTTAGCCCCGCTTCACCAGATATGATCAATCCCTTGCCATAACGCTTCTGGTAGTAGCGACATTGGTAGGTTTTGCCGTAGCCATGGTGGGCATACAGCAAAGTCTTGGTCGGCTCGTCGCGTGCGACGTCCGATGTACTCATAGTCTTAAACATTTGGGATCACCTTTATCTTTGGTCGGTCGAGTTTTCGGGTAAGCGCGTATCGCAAAGGCTCTTGCTCATGTTGCGGTAGCTTTTGGAACTTACGCTTATCAACAGTCAGACTACGCTTCACATGGTCTGGCAGTTGTCCTTCCCCAAACTGCTTTTCGAGTGCTTCCTTGTTCCACGTCCAACGCTCAGATCGTGTAACCACGACCTCGAACCTGTCTGTGGATTGGGCAATCTCACCCGCTTCCTCTGGGAAAAGGTAGGCGATCTCATTTTCGAGTTGGCCTATGCGTTCATCGAGCGCGTCACGCTCTTTGGTTAGTCTGTCGAACTCTTCTGCCAATGGCTCAAGCCGATTAGCGGAGACAGACGACTTCGGGGGGCTGGATGTGTCAGCGAAGACAGACCAGCTATCAGTCTCAGGCATACATACCTCCTTTAGTTATAACGTCAGCGACTACGAATGACGTCTTGCAAACATCTATAGGTGTAGTATAACTTATACACTGACGCAAGTGTCAAATGGAAAAAAAGGAAAGATCGAATGCAAGCGAAGCTCAACATCCAACGTCTTATAGATGATTTGGGCGGCGCATCTTCTGTGGCTAAACTCGTGGGCGTGGTTCGCACTGCGCCTTATGGGTGGGTCACAAGACAGTATGTGTCGAGCGTCGTCTTGGAGAAAATCAAGTCCGAGAACCCAGAACTAGACTTAGACCTATACTTTGAAGAGGATGAAGATGTCCAAGACCAAATTGGATGCGGCTCTTGAATATCTGGATCGTGGTTGGAGCATCATTCCAATCAAGCCAGAAGGGAAGAGACCCGCTATTAAATGGCGTGATTACCAAGACAGACACCCCACCGAGGAAGAGGTGGAAGAATGGTGGACAAAGTGGCCAGACCACGACATAGCAATCGTCACTGGTGCAATCAGTGGCGTGGTGGTTGTCGATTGTGACAACGAAGATGCACTGCATGCCGCATTCGACGCAGGTATGCGTTCACCCATCCGCGTAAAAACAAAGCGCGGTGTTCACTTATACTTTGAACATCCGCGTGATGGCGTGCGGCGTGGGCCGAGAGCAGGGATAAATAGTCGGGGAGCAGATTGGCCAAAGATTAACGGCCTCGACTTCCGTGGGGACGGTAGCTATGCGCTACTTCCCCCATCAAACAACTACATTTGGGATTATCCTCAGTACATAGACTGGGATGAGTTCCCAATGTGGGAAGACTGGAAGCCTTGTCTGCAAGAGAGAAGACCAGACGGGGACTTTCATTTTGATGAGCTTGACCTGTCGTCTGTTGAGCCTTTACAGCCTGATGAGTTTGTCAGTGAGTGGGATCGCACAGCAAAGTATGTGCGTGACAACTTCCCCAACACTCTGAAGATACCGTCGGGCATGGGCAATGGCCGCAACGAACGAGTGATGCGGCACATCAGCGAGAGCATACTGGAAGGTTACTTTGGCCCAGACCTGCGTCTGCGCGGACACGCCTTCATGAATGAGTTCTTCGCAGAACAACTGGACGAGCGCGAGTTCGAGGCGACGGTTCAGTCAATGGAGCAGTCCGAACGACGCAACCATCCTGATCGTTTCAATGATAATGGCGACTATATTTACAAGCCTTATGTGCATGAGAAACAGCAAGAGGAAAAGAGGGATAGACGCCTCATCCAAATGGCTGATGCCGAGCAGTTATTATCTGAGAGTGACGCAAAAACCTATTTGATAGAGCCGTGGCTTCCTGCTAATACAATCGTGCAGGTCTTCGGTTATTCTGGCCATGGCAAATCACTTTTCGTTCAGCATGCAATGTCCGCACTATGTGCAGGGCGAAAGTATTTCGGGCCATTTGAAATCGGCAGACCTGCACGAGTTTTGTATCTCGACTTCGAGATGGGCATGTCGACAATCGCCAGACGCCTAATCGAAATGCGGCAGATACATGGCGACACACAAGACCGCCTCAACATCTGGACACCCTTCGTAGACAAGAAAGAAATCGACCTCCACCAACGTGAGGGGCTGATGGAACTGCAAGGTTGGATTGAGTTTGCAGAGCCAGACGTGGTTGTGATCGACACCATTCGGTCTGCGTATCCCGGTCTGGCTGAAAACTCCGCAGACGAGTGGGCAAAAATCAACAAGCTGGCAGTCAAACTTCGCAACTCTGGCCTGTCTGTGATCATGATCCACCACAGCAACAAGCCATCTGAAAGTGGCATTGGCCGAGAGGCGGGTTCAACAAACCAGCTTACTGTGCTGGAGACACAGATCAGAGTGGCGCAGGTCTTTGATGACGAGGACACAGCCAAACAGAACGCAGGTCTGTACGATGGCAACTATGACCACCCAATCTGGCCACAGCTACAAGCAAAGCTACCGTCTGACTATCGTTTATACATGGTGATGGAGATACGGTACGGCAAAGTCCGAGAATGGACTGACCTACATGATCGTGTGCAGTGGGTTGGATACGCGGCGCACAACATTACAGACGAGAAGATTGTTGTGTCGAGCAGATCAACCAAGCAACGTGCGAAAGACATGGCATTAGATGGTCACGATCCAGACGTTATCGCTCAGAAGTTGGCAAGACCCTTACGCCTTGTTCGCGACTGGTTAGAGCTTGACGCCTCTGCTCCTGCTCTTGAGGTGTCAACTTCCGAATAGAAGTGACCTTCGCTTCGGGAAAATATTTCCTGACTTCATCTACGAACGCCGCAATCTCTGGGTATTTCTCACGGTTGCGGCGTATTTTTTCTTCACGATCCTTGTCGTCTGTCATAGTCTAAGTCATTGATTTGCTTGGTGATTGTCGGAAAGTGATAAAACTCTCCACCCAACGCCTTTGGCGTTTCCAGTCGTTTCGTTTTATTCCCGACGACCCCGGAAACCGGGGGCGTCGCAAACTCAACGCCTAGAGTTTTATCAATCTCGACTGCATAAGTCAACAGGTGTCACACAAACACCTAAAGTTATTAAAGATGTTGCATAATTTCTTGACGCGTATTACATTTTAGACGCAGGTAAAAATATATTTGGAGATTTCAAATGCCGAGAAATGTTCGCGTGTCAGACGCGGACTTGACTTGGCTCCGAGAGAACCACAACACAGAACCATACTCAGAGATGGCACGTCGTATAGGATGTTGCGTCGACACACTGAAGCGTATTCTCGTCCGAGAAGGTCTTCAAGAATTTGATGGAGCGAAGTATCAAGTCCGACGTGACTTTGAGGAAAAACAATGGACACGTCCGTGCATGTCATGCGGGGACACACACAAGCGGCCCAAGAATTGGTTCTTCTGCAAACCATGTCGCAAAGATATGGGATATGAAGATTGAGTGGTGGGCGTGGAAGCAAACAAAAAGGTGACAAGTACGAACGTGAACTAGCGGCGTACATCAATGAAGCGACTGGTCTGCAATCGTTTCGCGCACCTCTGTCTGGCGGCGGCAAAGTCGGAATGGCTGGCGGCGCAGACATACTCGGTACTCCCGAACTATTCATCGAAGCCAAGAGAGTGGAGCGTCTGAACTTCCACGAGGCACTGCGACAAGCAGAAACTAATATCGACAAGACCAAATCAGAAAGCTGTCCTGTCGTCATCAATCGCAAATCAAGAATGAAAACTGGGGACAGCCTCGTCTTGCTCAGACTGGACGACTTCCTCCGCTTTTATTTGGCATACTTGCGGCATGAGGGATTAACCAAGAAGTAGGAGCAACCCATGGCCGCAAAGAAAAAAAAGCGTTGCAATGTAAGTCTGTCTGTCGGGCGGGGCGAAAAGAAACCCGCATCACAGGGCGCAGGTCTTACGGCCAAGGGTAGGGCGAAATATAACAAAGCGTGCGGCTCCAAACTCAAGGCACCACAACCGTCTGGCGGTAAGCGTCGTACATCTTACTGTTCTCGATCAGCAGGACAGATGAAGATGCACAACATCAACTGCTCGAAGACACCAAAGAAACGTATCTGCGCCGCACGCAGACGGTGGAAGTGTTGATGCACATAAACAACTGGTTCTCTCTCCCAGCATTCGACCCAGACGAGTGCGATAAAATCCAACAACTATGCGACCAAGAGACAGTATCTATTGCGTCTGTCATTGATGGCAAAAGCGTAATCAGCAGGCTCTCTCGCAACTGCAAGATGGCTTGGCTCAGACGTGACGGGCCAAATGATTGGCTCTACTCTCGTGTCGAGCGTCTGTTCGACGACGTAAACAAAAGAACTCTGCGCTTCAACATCGACGGCGAACTCGAAACTCTACAATATCTTGAGTACGGCTTCGGTAATTTCTATGGCACGCACACAGACAACGGTGCTGACCAAGTCGCAGAACGTAAACTAACAATGGTCATCCAACTTTCTGACCCATCCGAATATTGGGGCGGCAGGCTTAGAGTTTATGGACAGACGAAGGAGCGTCATGCTCCCCGTGAACGGGGGCATGCCGCAATATTCCCATCACATTTATGGCATAGGGCAAACCCAGTATGGCGTGGCAAACGGAAGGTACTCGTAGCGTGGAAGCGTGGGACAAAGCCTCTGTCCTGATCGCGCAAGAAATACAGATGTGGTCTGAGGACATCCTTGAGAAGCCCTCGCCACTCTTCGGCGGTCTACCACCTTGCCCATACGCACGCATGGCATGGATGAAGAACTGCGTGATGATCCACGTCACGCCAGAGATCGAGACCGTCGCCGAGATCAAAGCATTCCACCCACCCACAGACGAGCTTCTTCACATCGTGGCTTGGACGAACTTCGATGAGATGACGGCGGATGAATTTGACGAGTGGATCGAAGACCAAAACAAAAATCATTTCGGCGTCTGGATCATGGGCTTTCACCCAGACAGTCCAGAAGACCCACTAACTCCAGAGTTTTCTGGCAATGGTGCGGACGACTACGCCCTACTTCTTGTGCAATCATACAGTCATCTGATCGAAGCATCAGAAAATCTGCGGGACACTGCGTACTACGACAAATTTCCGCACGAGGACATGGTGTACATCAACAAACGCAAGGAGATATTCGATGCGTGGAATGAAAAAGTCGATGCGAAAGCCCAACAAAGCCGCGAAGAAGCGGCCCTCCAACGCAGGATCGAAGGCGAAGAAGCGGAGCATTAAGAAATGATTAAGAAGAACAGAGGTGTAATCTTTGGAACGCAAGGCCCATCCATGGGCAACCGCGTTATCCGCGCGGCGAACCCATACCGTGCGATGTCTAACATGCCATCACAGTTTGGCCGCACAGCACAGACCAAGCAACCCAAGTTTGGACAGCGCACTCGTACCATTCGGAGACGGTAATGGCACAAGCAAGCGCACGTGTTCGTGCATTAGGAAGAAAGACACAGACGGGCAACATGCAACACGCGTCTTGCCCATGTGTTTTGCGTGGTAACAATGGCAAAAAAGTCAGCAAAAAAGCCAAAGCGTGATGCCTGTTACCACAAGGTCAAGTCGCGCTACACGAAATGGCCAAGTGCATACGCGTCTGGCGCACTCGTGAAGTGCCGCAAAGTTGGCGCAAAGAATTGGGGTAACAGTGGCAAAAGCAAAAAGCGATAGCCTGAAGAACTGGAAGAAAAAATGAGCTTCAGCGAAACACTCTCCCCATTCTTGTCGTCTGGCAGAGGCGACGAACACCTAAACTTCAACGATGATATGGGCAGTGCTTTGGCACGCTTCCTCGAAGACGCCCAGTCAGCAGGACATAACATCCAAATCAATTCTGGCTACCGCTCCACAGACAGACAGGCCGAACTATTCGCCAACGCTGTCGAGAGGTACGGTTCAGAAGCCGCCGCCCGGAGATGGGTCGCCCCTCCCGGCAGGTCACAACACAATCATGGCAATGCCGCAGACTTATCTTACGGCAACGAGGCCGCGCAAGCGTGGGCGCACGCAAATGCCGCACGCTACGGACTAAACTTCCGCATGGAATGGGAGCCTTGGCATATAGAATTTGCAGGTCACAACGACAGATCAGGAAACGGAACTGGCGTAAGCAATTCCGTTCAATACACACCAGTCTCTACAATATCTGGCAATCCAGAAGAAGATGGCGAGATCACTGCACTCGCATCCGCAATCCTAAACGAAAGCACACCAGATCGTGACGCACCCTCGACGGTGTCGGCGTCTGAGGACGCCACCACCGAGGAAGACGGACATAATGCTGACGCCTCAGACGAGATGAATGAGAGTTCTGACAACAGTACGAACGAGAACGTCGCTCGTAGCTACAGTGCTTACATGATGCAAGACAATCCATACCGAGATAGCCGCCGTAAACTTACCCAGACGTCTGCGCCCGTCGTCACACAGACAGTAACTATGGAAGCGTACTCGACGCCCGACCCATTCAAGTCACAAGGTGTACGCTTTTCCGTACCGTTTCTCAAACTGGGGTAAGCGCATGTTCACATACACCTTCGTTATAATGGTCATTATACAAGCGGGGGTGTTTCAAGCCGCGCCGCCCATCTACGAAGACCTCACGCTCGAACAGTGCATTGAGATGGCGCAAGCCTTCAATCGGGAACGCCACGACAACGCACGTGCCGTCTGCGTACCCATGTGGAAACGCATGTCATAGGACGACCTTGACCAACTCCCTTTGTTAAACTTGGGGCATAATATTTAAGAGGTTGTCTTATGGAACCGATCACGACAGCCGTGGCCGCATTCAGTGCGATCAAGGCAGGTGTCTCAGCAGGTAAGGAGATAGCGTCTCTCGGTAAAGAAATCGGGAAGATGTTTGACGCCATCGACGACGTCAAAAACCAACACAACAAAAAGAAAAGCAGTCCGTTCCGCTCTGTAAACGAGGAAGCCCTCGACACATTCATGCAGAAGCAACAGGCGCAGGACATGGAAAACAACCTGCGCGAAATCATAGTACACACACGCGGTATCTCCGCATGGCAAGAACTCATACGTCTGCGCGGTCAAATCCGTGAAGAAAGAAAGGCCGCAGAACGTGCGGCCAAGAAACAACGTCAGGAAACAATCGAGGCCATCGCACTTTGGGGGGCCGTTATCTTCGGCATTGTTCTCGTCTGTGGCCTTGTTGTCTGGGGTTACATGTATCGCAACAACATGCTCTAGTTTTTCTTTTCCCCTCGCTCCATGAAGTAAACAGCCCAATCTGCCAGATACTTGTCTGCTTTCGACCCAACTGTATACGTCCTGTCGACGTTGTCTGTGATGCGCAGGTAATCAAATATCTTGAGATACCTGCTCACCTGCGACTGCGTCAAACCAACGGCATCAGCTATCTGCTGTTGGCTTTGCCTTTGCTCGTTTGGTTGGCTGTGGAGGTGTTTTAGTATCTTCACTGCCACTGTCTTCTGGTTGTGCGTTAGCCTGTGCATCGTCTTCCTTGTCCTCAACTCTCATGATTGTCTGCGCTATCCATCCACTGTTGCTCAACGCATTCCTCATGAAATCGAGGGACGTTGCCGCCCCACGCTTGTTGCGTACTGCGTCAGTAAAACCGACCTCAACGCCAACAAACTGTTCGTCTTGTTGCACGACATAAACGTCTGCAACTTTAATTAAATTAGGCTCTGCCATGTGTCTGCTCCTTGTCTAGGGTTACAAATCCATCATCGTCCATCTTAGCCGCATGCTTTTTCCCATGCTCTTGAACGTCGACTTTGATGTCCACCAACACATCAATGATGTCACTGGCGGTGTTCTTTGCGTACACGCTTGCAGTTCTGTTCTGCATAAGCTGACAAGTCTCGATCAGCTTCTCACAAAGAACATCTATCTCTCGGTAGTCCACATCTGTGAACGGCGGTTCAATCTTTCCAATAACGCTTAATTTCTGTTTCATTTCTCACTCCTCAATAACACTCTACAGGTGTCTTATAGACGATACAAGTAGTCTTTTGGTGTGCCATTGTGTGCAATACGCGTGACAACACACACCATGAATAATCGGCAGACGTTTCACGTGAAACACGTTGGGTGTCTGCCGCTAAACTTGAGGCTTGGAAGGGAGAAGAAATGGTGCTGCTGAGTAGGATTGAACTACCGACCTCTCCCTTACCAAGGGACACAGTTTACACTGCCCTCAAGTAACTTACGGAACCGTGTGTTCCGTCTGTGCCACCACCACCCAAGAGGTTGACGGTGTCACTCAAGTGATTTGGTGCCAGATGGCTGTACCTCATCACCATGGCCAGTGACGTATGACCAAGCAGGTCTGCCACCGCCCTCAAACTGGCACCTTTCTGCACCAGATGTGACGCAAACGTATGCCTACAGTCATGCGGCGTAAAATCTGCAATCCCTGCACGATCACATGCCGCTGTGAAGTAGTCATAGAACTTGCGTCTGTCCCACTGCGCCCCATTCGGGGCCGTGAAAACGTAGTCGCCTGTCGGCGAACCCATTGCACTCAACGCAATCGGTGTAAGCGGCACGCCTCTCACACGTTTCTTGCGCATCTTGCCCTTGTACGAAGTGAAGAATGCCTGTCTGTCCCTCACTTCTGGCCAAGTCAAAGCGAACGCCTCGCCAATCCGTGCGCCTGTATAAAACAGGAACGTCACCAGTCCCTTGACCTCAGGTGAACACGCCGCAATCAGGCGATCCCTCTCGTCCTCAGTCAGCCATCTGCTTCTGGCATCATCCACAGACGGACGCTTCAACGTAATGTCGGGCGCATCCAATCCAATCTCACGCGCATGTTTCAGCATGGCGTTGATCGTATTCATCTCACGCGCAACCGTACCTGCACTGTTCCCACGTCCTGTCACGTAGGAGTACAGGTCATTGGTCTTGAGCCGAGCCAACGGCGTCTTGCCTTGCAGTCTGGCCAGACGATTTAGGATGCTGACGTCTGTCTCCCCCGGCGGATTTGGCCGGGAAAGATATTGGTTGATTGCATCTTCGAGAGTTGCGGCATCGTTCTCGACTTCCGCAACTCCATTCATCGTGTCCAGAAGAATGCGGGACAAAGCGGCAGACGCGTATTGCTTCTGATGCCTCGTGTATCCCGTACTCTTACGCACACGAACCTTCACGCCATCTGGCTTCACGACTGTGCCGCATACCTGCCAGACATCGTTTCGTAGTCTTAGTTCAAGTGTCATCTTCCTCTCTCTCTACTCTGTACAGTCTTGCGAATGGATCGGGATGCACATAAGTCGCGTCCCAATCCTTCGGCAAGCCGCCAGTCATTGCCCGATAACTGTTGTCATCGAGGTCATTGAACACGTCCAACAAACGCACCACGATCTGCGCACGCGTACTCACTCCCAATTTCTTGGCTATGCCACGCACGTAAATCTTGGCTGTGTTCGGGCTGACGTTGAACCGCTCCGCAATCTCTGCGTTGTCGGCTCCTCTCAGCAACATTTGCAATGCCGCATGTTGCTTGGTTGTGAGTTGCGGCATCTGTGCTTGGTGGGCTTGTGTTCCCATTGGCGAGGGTTCGCCTTTTGTAGGTGCGTCGTGGGCTTTCGCCATTAACGCACCAATTATTTGATCGAGCTTCCACTCGATCCGATCCAGTTGACTTTGCATTTTGTTCCTTGCTTGCTTTTATTGTTTTTGTTTCATAGACAAAGCAAGTGAACGGCGGTGCATGGTGCGGAGCAGACCATGAGGACGCATAATGGCCCCATCTGCTTCCGTTTCCATTTATCATCATGTTCTCCTCCATTTGTGTATAACACACTATACACCTTACGACGTAATCACTCACGCCGCAAGTGCATTTTCGAGGGCGGTCTCAATACCAGAGAAGTTGTCGGCGTCTGTCACATATGCGATGTTCTCGACTGCCAGACCGTTGATCAAGTCCATGTTCGCACCATCCTGACGCTTGCCAACCCAGTAATGCTTGGGTGCTTTCGTGCCAACGATCACGAGGTTGCCTTCGGCCACGTCTCTCTGCACATCGTTCACCCAGTTACCCTCAACGCGGAACATGCCCTTCTTCGTGGGGTCGATACGCTCCGCAGTCTTGATCCAGAACGGCTTGTAGGAACCCTTCCGCTTCTTCTTG